TCACACTCTGCTCAATGGTGTCCATGCGGTGACTGCCAGTTGCGAGCCTGTCTTCAATTTCCTGCATGTAAATCGGGTCGTGGTCTTGCTTGCGGCGGCGGGGCATATCGTTCGGTTGCATGTCAATCCTTGATCAGCGCGGCGTAAGCCTGCTCAGTTGTCACGTTCAATCCGTAATTCTGGGAAATGAAGTTGGCGAACAGCAGCCTGCGGTCATCGGCGTAATACTTGGCCTGCTCACGATATGCAACCACTTCTTTCCAGAAGGTGTACCGCTTTAAGACTGTTGCCAGTGGGTGCAGCACAGCCCCGAATAGGATCGCCAGCGGCCAGCCGTCAATGGCTTGCCAATACATGGCAGCAGCCACAGCAAGGCCGACAGCCAGCCCGGTGTACCACTGCTTTACATGAACCAGCTCATGGGCATGGATGCCTGCATCGTCGCGGTACTTGGGCCGAATGCGAACGATGAAACCTGTGGCTCTGCCGCCTACGATGTCAGGCAGCTTGTCGGTGTAGATGACAAAGTATGGTGGATTCATTTGATTGACACCATGTAAATGCTGGCCGCCAGACCACCGAAGGCGGTTGCCAAAAAGTCGTTGCCGTCGCAAGTGTGCGTATGGGGGTGGAAGTGGTCGTAGAGCTCTTTGGCAAAACCGACTGCAATGGCGCAGATCAAGGCAATCCAGAAGGCCATCACGTACCCCAGCGCAAGGGCGATGACCGCCCCAATCAGCGCATGGGCAATTTTGTCGATTGGGATCATGTTTGGGCTGCGTGTTTTCATTGGCTTGATCTTGCCGTCACGACAACAAAAGGCTGGTTACCCTCCCGCAAAAACGTTGCCGGATCCAGCTGCTGACGCACTGCCACACGCAACTGGGTCGCCAATACGCGCAAGCTGCTTTCCGTTCACATAGACGCTTGATGACCCGGCCGCAAGCGACGAGCCATGGCATGCCGGACCGCAGCAATGTGTGGCCCATGAATCACCTTGCCGGTGAGCCCCAATTCCGTTGATAAAAACATTGCCAGACGCCGCCGTGTTAGCCCTCCCAGGAAAGCAGCCGTGCCCAGTGCAGCCATCCCCAAGCCTAGTGACGGCGGGCATTGACAGCCTCCTTGAGTGCGGTGCAGCCTGGCGTGAAGTTGGCATGAACGGTCAAAATGAAGTCTGCGGAGCCTGACGAGCCGTCTGACAAGTTAGCGGTGACGCGCAGGGTCCACAGCTTGATGCCGACAGGGTTTGGCACGTACTTGATAACCTCGTCTGACTCTGCAGGAAGATCGGCAAATTTGAGGCAGTGCCCGGTCACGCCTTGAATCTGGTATTCAATGTCAACGGCCGGGAAGCAGCCCACCAAGGATGCAGGTGCCGATACCGTGACTCCGCTCGCACTTGTCGCTACCACCAGACTGGTCAGCGGCTCGCCAACGACTTTAACCGCGTAGCCAGTGACACTTGCTGGCGGGATGGCATCATCAACCGCAGAGATGACTGGCTCGGCCCATATTTGATCCTCCTGGACTTCGGCCCAGGGCGACACAGCGGGGTCAGGCGTCCAGATTAGCATGGTCAGTTCAGGTCGATTCGCGGAGCCGTGGCGGTGATGCTGACGTCGCTGTGCAGGGTCATGGCTCCGACGGATGAAATGGACGCGGCCCCGCCCGTCTGCACGGTCAGGTTGCCAGTGTGCGTCAGCGCCACATTGCCAGACGGATCGATGGTCAGCGCTGCTTTCACGCCGCCCGTGTTGGCGATTTGGACCGACAGCCAGACTTGCTTTGCTGTGTTGCGCGTGACAGTCCAGAGTTTGTCAAAGTCCTGGGCCGTCAAGTCTTCGTGCGCAGCCGTGGTGGCAATGCGGACAAAAGTGCCAGACGGGTGCGCGATTTCGATATTGCCGTCGTTGTCGATGGTTTGGTACACATCTGAAGCATGACGGTCGACCTTGAAGTTTTTGCGGTCAAAGGCCATTTGATTGACAGGAGAGGCCACGAAACCTAGCGCCACAAAGCCGCTGTCCGTCAAGGCCAAAGCCACAAAGCAGTCCCGCGTTGTGCTGCCTTTCTCGCCGTAGGCATTGCCTTCTGGTTCGTGCATGTCGACCCGGCCAGATGATGTGGTCATGGTTGGCGACAGCAGTGGCACAGCCGTCAGGCGCGACAAATCATGCAGCAACTCAACATCCAAAGAATTGTCATGTGGATGGGTTTTGATGACTCTACCCAAAAAAAACTTCATGAATAGACTCCATTCCCATACAAATACGGGTTTTCAGCATTGGTGCGGTTGACGAAACCCGTACCACGCGTGTACTGCAGGGTGCTGGTGTAGCCTTTGAATGGTTCAAAGGTGTGACTGACTGCGGTGACATACCCAGAAGCCTTGTGCCCACTGGCCCATGTGACGTCGCAATAGTGGCCGACCTTGTACTCCGGTCGACCGGCGCAGCGGATCGTTCCAGACTCGAACACCGCGTTGTCGATGTTGCTGTCCTGCAAGTATTTGATCTGTCTGGCTAAATAGGCAGTGACGTGGTTCATGGCTGGCTCATGCGATTCTTTGGGCGCGCCAGGAAACAGGGTAGCGCCATGGTTGGTACTGACCTCCATGGCACGCCTGCCAAACAGATTCAGGTCGCAGTTTTCAAAGCCCTCGCCATCGGTGGCAAGTTTCTGCCCATCACTCATCACCGACTGCACGATCGTGTCCATGCCCGTCATGAAGTCAGCGCGAGGTGCGCGCACGTAATAGAAGTTGGCCACGTCGCGCTCCGACCGGCTGTATTTGATGCCAGTGATTTCAACGGGTGGAATGGAAAAGGACTGAGCTGACGTGGTCGGGAAAACATACTCGTCTGTTTTCAGCTTCTTGAAGGCTGGCTTGCGATACCAGAAGGTGGTGTCACTCTCGCCATCGTCAAAGAAGGCTTCATAGAACGGTCCAAGGTTGCCGTGCTTCTGGATGTGGCTCCACATCGTTCCTTCTGGGTTCGCCTGGTAGCCCTGCGGGTAGACGATGTCGTCTGAGTCGGCACCATCCAGATTCAAAAGCAGAGGCTGCAGTGCGTTGTTGGCCAGGCCTGTGACAAATGGATTCACCACGTTTACGATCATTAGCCCAACGAATTGCGCAGCCGACATGGAGCCATAGGGAATGCCGAACTTTTCCTGCATGTATTGGCCGGAAATTTGGAGGATCAAATCATCCCGGCTGGAGCCTTTCAAAAACAGAATCTGGATCATTCTCAGAAGTGCGCCGTAGTCGCTGCCAGTAATGGTGACGGTGCGGGTTGGCCCCTGCCCCATAGATTCGTCCAGGCTGATGTCCGTAATCACGCCACGCATGACCATGGCTGGCTTACCAGTGCGGCTCATGCGAATTTCAACAGCGTCCATGGGTTCAACCAAGCCATAAATCGAGTCTCCGTGCTGCGGCACGAACTGATCTCCAAGACGGATAGTGAACCCGCCGCTTGGGCTGTTGATGGCGCGATTGGTGGACACTGAACTGCCTTCATTGAAGAAAGGCGTGAGATTTATCTCGGTGATCTTGCCAAATCGGTCACTGGTGGCGTTGCGCTTTCTCGCTGACGATTTTTGCAGAATCACACTGAGTTGTGGGTGGTCAACAGAGATCACTGGTACACCCCGCTGGCCTGGGGTTTGAGCGCGACGCTGCGGTTGACTTGCTGGGTTTGAGTTTCAGCGCCATTGTTCAGGGTAAACATGCCGGACAAGTCGATACGCGCCGGGTTGAAGTTGACCGAGGTACTTGACCTGGCTATGGCCTCCTGGCGCATTTTCTGATCTTCTTTGGGCAGCGCAGCAGGGGCTTTGTCGGCAATCTTGGGGGATTGAATTGGAGCCTTGACATCTGGCACCATTGATGCCGTCTTTGGCAGCGCAGACATGGCCTTTTTTGCATAGTCAGTGTGCGCAGTTGGGCTTAGGCTTTTATTTGGGTCGTTTCGCCATCCTTTGCCACCGTGGTACGCAGCATAAGCATTTTTGAGATTTCCCTTCTCGTCGTCCAGAGACTGCTTGAGTAGGATTGACCCCATGTCAATCTGATCCTGCGGGTTATCCCGATTCGGCTCTCGCCCGCTGTATTTCTGTTTGAACGCCGGAACAAGGCCCTTCCACGTCCCATCCAGAATTTGGGTCAAGCCGGATGCTGAGCTCCCATACATCACCCCGTTTTTGTCACGCTCTCTGCCGCCTTTGATGGATGGGTCAAACTCGGCATTTTCCGTTTGCACTAGGGCTTGCATGGCTCCAGCCGGGAGCCCGTGCTCCTTGTCTGCCCTGGACAGCAGCGGGCTGTACTTTGCCTTGTTGGCGGAAATTTCTTCTTCTGAAAGCCTTTTCCTGGCGTTCTTTTTCTCGTACTCTTGACGGCGGGCATCAATCTTTGCGTCTTGCTCTGCAACCTTTTCTGGATTGGCGACGTCGATGTTAGTCGTGTTTTTGCCGGGTCCTGCAAGGTCTTGGGCTGTAGGGTGGACTGCATTTTTACCAAGCATTTCGCTACGGTCGCGTTCGATCTGCGCGAGCTGATGCTGTCGAGCGTCTTTGTCAGGATAGCGTTGCGAAGCGCGTGCGCGACGGTCAAACTCGCCGTTTGCGTCCTTGATTTTTTCTGGCGAAAGCTCCGATATTTTTGGTGTCAGCTTGAAGTTTTCGCCTTGCCGAGCCTCTTCTTCCAATACTTTCGCACTGTCGGACTTGGGTGCCAAAAACCTAACCAAATCTGCCAGGTAGTCTTTGCTTTTCTGGATTGGCTGAATCAATCCATCAACGAGCCTGGCGGTTGACTGTGCAATTTCTGCGGTGGACTTCTGCGCCTGCTCACCCGCTGTTTTTTCACGCTCAAAGGTGTTGGCGACTTTGACCAGGGCGGCCTGAAGTTGCACAGGATCAGAGATGTTTTTGGCTTTATCGAGTTCGGACTTCTGCTCTTTTGTCAGTCCTTCGCGCGTCGCCATCTGGTCGCGCACGCCGCCCAGCCTGCCCGAATCCAAACCGGCCTGCTGAATGTCGGCCATGGCCATTAGCCCGGAACTTGAGAGCTTGGTTGGGTCAACCGTGCCTTTGTACTGACTCATCATGGCACCAAGCCCGCCCAGCTTGCCCTCTTTGCGCAGGTTGAACAGAGTCGCCATTTCCTCCGGGTTCATCTTGAAGTGATTGGATGCGCTGAGCAACTGGGCATCTTTTGAGACACCCTGGCGATCGAACATGTCAAGCGTCTGCTCCAGGCCCGACTTTGACCCGCCAAAGCGGGTCATGTTGTCGTTGCCAAGAAACTTGTTGACCTGGCCATCCTTATTGCCAAAAACGTCCTTGCCTGTGGCAAACATCCCGGCCGCCTGGCGCATTTTGATGCCAAGCAAGCCGATCTTGTCGCCTTCCATGGCCATGAATTGCAGGGTGTTGGATGCCTCGCCCATGCCGCCACCGCCCTGAAACGCCGCGTCGGCCCGATTAAGCAAATTGGCGGAGTTACCAACGTTCCCATGCAGACCGGGCGTGTTCGAGCCCACCATCGCCGACAGCAGGCCTGCAAAGCCGTCCACATTGGCAACCCCCAGGCTGCGCTGCGCCGTGCCACTGGAGAAGCCACCAAGGGCCTGCATCAGATCGCCAGCATTCAAAGTGGAGCCGGTACGCTTTAGAGCCTCGGCAAACTGCACTGCCATCAGTTTTGCATCGGTGGTTTTTTCGCCAAGGGTGCCGCTGCGCCGCATCGTTGCCAAGTAGGATGCGCCCTGCTCTTCATCAATACCTACCGACTGCGCCAGATCCACGCCAACACTTGTCAGACCAGCCCCATTGGCATTGCTGCGGGCCTGCATGGCGAAGTCCATGCCCAATTTTCGCGATTGTTCGTAGGTCAGAAGAAACTGCTCACCCACCGCGCGGCTTTTGTTTTTGAGGTCGTCGAAGCCATCCGAGGTCGAGCCCAGTGCGCGCTTGAATTTGTCGAGCTCAATGTTTTCTGTTTTCCCGGCATCCAGCTTGTCCATGGCAGCGCCACCGGCAGAGCTAACTGCCTGGAACGCACCATACGCCAGCGCCGCAACGCCGCCACCCTTGATGATCCCCATGGCCCCAAGGCCGCTGTCGCGGGCGTTGGTGGCCCCATTGATGGCTGATGCCGCCATACCCCCAGCCGGACCCACAGAGTGCAGCCCGTTAATGGCCTGCTGGGCGACCTGGCCGAAGTGGCTGTCGTTCTGCGCAGGACGCCTCGTCTGTGCGACGGGCGCATCAGGGGCAGCTGCCGGTCGGCCCGTCATTTGCTCGTAGGTCAACCCCGTATTGGCTGTGGCTGTGTTGGCCGGGTTTTGGTTGGTGTTGAGGTGGTGGCGTAAAAGCCGAGTGATTGCGTACTCGATGCGCTTGGCAACATCTTCGCCAGCCTCCCCTGGCATGGGCGCAATTTGACCAGGCGTAGCGGGTCGGTTGCCAACACCTTGACCAGCCGTGTTGAGTGGGCCCCGGATGTTCGATTGCAGGTTGATGACTTCCTGCCACTTTTTCAGCAGGTCTTCCAGCTCGGTCTTGTCTGCATTTAGATCAAAAAGCCGTGGGGTTCGGCCTTCCGCTTTCCCGCGCGTTGTCAAAAATGCATTGAGCGACTTTTCAAGCGATGCCAGGTTGTCGTTGGCATCGGTAGCTGACCGGCCCAAAACATCCAAAGAGTCGGCAACCGCATCAATGGCCGCTTCTGCGCCGCCATTGTTGACCTTTAGGTTAATTGCTTCAGCCATGGCTTATGTCCTCGAAATCATCATCAGGCGGGATGCCCATTTCAGCGTCCATTGCAGCCAGCTCTTCCTCGAAGTTGTCTGTGCCACCTTCCCACTCTTCTTCTGGCTTTTCGTAGTAGTAATGCGCCCAATAGTCGGTCAGCATTTCTTCTTCAGTGATGTCCAGGTAGCGCGCATCGGTCACGGGCAGGTTGTACTTGCGCCGGTACCAGAAGCGCACCGTGGTCGATGCTGCTTTTGCCGCGTCTTTAGACCGCCGCTCCAGGCTTGCGTCGAAAATCAGCTTCCTGCGCACGCAGGGCGTCAAAGACGCTCAGCAGTTGTGCGTAGGAAGCGTCCTCTTGAGGGTCAAGTGTTTCAACATCCCAGCCAGCCGGTGCAGCCACTTGCAGCACTTTGATGGTGCCGAACGCCCGAGCGTAAAAGTGAAGCATTTCAGTCGGCGTTTCAATGCCTTCTGTCAGGCGCGAGTATTCAGCCGCGATAGCAAACTCGTCGCGCATGGTGCGACGGCCAAAGGTGAAAGACCCCAGGCCATCCACCTGCACCTGGAAGTCGTTGGGGGCAGCGTTTCGCATTACGCGGTCTTGTTAGACACGTCCAGCGCTTTGAATTGGGCGCTTGAGCTCAGGATTTTGTGGGCGCTGATTTCCAGGTCGCCAGAGTCAAACGAGCAGCCGGTGTACTTGCGGATTGTCTCGCCATTTTTGTCCATGGTGACGATGTCAAACACCACACCTTTGAGTGCCTCATCGCCGTTTTCAAGCGAGACGCCCAATTGGCGAAGGGTGCCAGAGTAAAGGACCATTTGCTGGACGGTGATGGAGTGCTGCGCCACGGTGGGCACATACTCTTGCACGTGAATGTCGCCGATGCCACCGGCAGCTTCCATTTGATATGAGTCGCTTGCGCGGATCGACTGGATCATGCCGACTTGCTTGCCGTCCAACAGGACCACGGTGCGGTTGCCAGAACGGACTTTGATGTTGGTGGTTGCCATGGTTTTCTCTTTGGGAGTTGCTATGGCTTCCAATACTTATGTCACGACCAAAAAAAAGCCCGGCGAACCGGGCCTTGATTGCGAATAGCTTTTAAGCGGCTGCGCTGGCAGAGCCACTCCACGGCACGGCAAAGCATGTGACGGGAATGTAATTGATTGGCAAGACCGGCGAACACTGAAATTCAATCTGCAACTGATCACCAACTGCTGATGCGCTGATGTTTTTGTAAGGCGGATTGGCCTCGTCGCCAGCCAGCACACCTGGGCCAGACGGCTCAGGGCGGGCCAACTCACGCAACACCGACTCGGTACGCTCAACAGCCAAGCTAAGCTGGATCGGGTTATTTTTAAAACCCCGAATCTCGTCAACTGCATTGCGAACGTTGCGCATGACAAAGTCCAGCGCCACACCAACCGAGATTTCACGGCGGTTGTAGTTCTGATTCGTCAGCCAGGTCGTGATACTCTGAACCACCTTGTAGCCAGTTCGGGTATCTTCCAGGCACAGCACACCACCCAAGATCAAAGCATCCGTGTCGGTCGGATTGCGCAGCTTTCGCTCCAGCCCACGAATTTTCAAACTCTTGTTGGTCAGTGGAGTCCCGGGGTTTAAACCGGCAAAAGCACCGCCAATCATGGCAGCGGCAATGTATGGCTCAAACATCACCAGATTACCACTATTGTCGTAGTCATAAATCCCCAAATGGGTCAGGGATGTGCGATCGCTATTGAGGTTTTTAGCCGCCAGAATGGCCTGCGCGTCGGTTGTTGCAGACGCGGTGCCGCAGATCGCTCTGCGCTCCATGCGTGCAATGTTGGACATGTAGCTCACGTGCGCGTCGACCATGGCGTGAATTGCGCCATCTCCGGATAATGGCACCACCCACTGTACATCTTCGCCCTGCAAGGTCTCAAATGCACTTGCCCATTCGGTGTTTGTGACCGATCCATCGGCACCGCCAGCCAGGTACGTAAATGCCAGATTCACCGGCACCTTGGTTGCCGCTGCAGGACGGGTTGCATTGACATAGCCCTCACCGGCCGAGTTAAACCAGTCAATTGCAGCCTGGAGCGTGCCCTTGGCAGTGTAAAGCGTAGTCTTGATATCTTGCGACGCGATGCCATCCAGGCCATTCAAGGAAGGCTTGTCAGCATTGCCAGTCAAGCGACGGTGGCTGCGATGCTTGTGACCGACGGTTCAAACGGTCGACNNGGGTTTGCGACCGTGGAATACGTGTTCAGATCAATGATCGTGGTTTCCGTACCGTTGAGCAACAAGGTGACGGCAGTGTTTGTGACCGTCATCACGCCTGCGCCCGCACCAGAGTACTGGATTGAGAATGCATTGCGCACCAGGTCATCCACAGAGCTGTAAGCCTCGCCAAACTGGGTCGTCAGCTTAAGGCCAACATTAGTCCCGGTTTCGACTTTGACCTTGATCTGGTTGTCGATCAGGCCGTAGTTGGTTGACACCAGTGAAATGGAGTCGCCAGCCGTGGAGTCTTTGAGCATCAATGCAGCCTGAGTTGCCGGGTTGACACGCACCACAACGATTGAAGATGGTCCAGGGCTTTGTGCAGAAGCTGCAAAAGCACGCTCGACAGCACGCAGCAGGTCGCCACCTCTCAACACCGCGCGGGCTTCAGCGGTTGAGCCGAAGGTCAAAGCCGTGTTGGGCTCTCCACCGTCTGCCCGACCAACCAGCGCAAGCACATTGCCAACAGACAGGCCGCGCGCATACATTTTGGAGTCATCGACCACCGACATCGTGGCTGGCGAAACCCACAAACGACCATTGAAAAATACAGACATGGTTTACTCCTTATGCCGGTTGTTTGGAAAAGCTGTCAAATGCAGCAGCGAACGAGGCCTCGGTGCCCTTGGTCTTACCTGCCACGTTTTTGCGCATCGGTTGTAAACCGGCCAATCAGCTCCGGCGCGGTGATCTTGCTCGACAGGCGTACGGCAGAATTCATCAAGCGTCAGCTCAAAGCTTTCAGCAGGGATCGCAGACGGCGCAACAGGCGTTATCGTGTCTGCAGGGATTTTTTCTGTTGCCAGTTTTTCATACTCCTAAACTTGTCGTTGAANCACTTGTAAAACTGCCATCTACTTCGGTAACCGCACAGACCGCCTGGCATCCGACTTTGATCACGGTTTGGTAAATTGGCGCATTCATTGACTGCGTGTCCTCTGTGTCCTGAACTGACTGGACCTCAAAGTTCACCAAGCCACTTTCAGCAAAAATTCCCAAATTCGCCGCAATTACCGCCTGAAGCGCTTTCCTGATGATGTTGCGCTCCTGTGCATTCAAAGACCAGGCCGAGATTTCCAGCGATACGCTTTCATGCCAACCCTGCGTGCCAATGAAGTCACTGCCATCAAATTCATCGGCCGACATCTGCTCGCCAAGGGCGTGTCCAGTTGCTGACCCACTGCCATAAAGTACCGTCACGACCGGAAGCTCTCCGCCTTGCGTATAGAACGGTATTGACATGACCGCCACGTTAGACCGGCTCAGCTGAACAAGGCCGCGCTGAATCATTGAGTGCAGCGTGACATCGATGCGCTCTCGGACCAACTCCTGTGGGTCGACGCTGATGTCCTCAAATAATGCCTCTGGCACCACGGACGCCATCACAGGCGCGCCCCATGAGCCAGCAGCGTAGCCGTACAGTGCATAGTGGTAGGTCACACCGTTGACCAGCATCCTGGCGTCGGTCAGGAACCGGTTGACTCCGTCATGCACCACGAAGGCGGCCGGATCATCTTGGCCGGTAAATACATCTGTCTCTTTGCGCAGCAACCGCCATTGCGTCTCGTTGACCGTTGGTTGCACCACCAATCGAACGGCATTACCGCAGCTGATGGGCTGGAGAAGGTTAAATTTCATGCTTTGATGGTGGCGTCACGACACAAAAAAACCCGCACGGCGGCGGGCTCTTGGGCTCAAGACTTGAAATGTCAGAGCGTCGTTGGGCGGTTAGCCAGCGTTGTCACCGCGTGCAGCGCCGTGTAGTTGGTGTCGGTAACCGTTGCATCGGCATCGAGCTTTGCGCAAACAGCGTTGTGCTTTGTGATCAAGTCGTTAACGATGTCCCCAAGCTTGGCGTGTGCAGCAGCAGGGGCCATGCGGTTGAGTTCATCCTGAAGATTGCGAACTGGGTTTGTCATGGATTACTCCTTGGAGACTTCTGGGGCCGTGGCAGCCTTGGCCGCCTTGGCGGGCTTGGCAGGTTCGGCATCCGCGACTGTGTAGCCAGGGATGCTGGCAAATGCAGCAGCGACGTCATCATCAACAGGAACGGACACCATACCGTCGGCGGTTTGTGCAAACTCTATGCCGTTGATGCTGGTAGACGCATTCGGAAGCGTGCAGGTAACAAGTTTCATGGTTTAACTCCAGTGGTTAAGTTGTTGCAAGCAGGAAGGGCCGAAGCCCCGCCTGTTTACACACCAAATGGACGCCAGGTTGCGCCGTTTGGCAGGATGTTTTTGATCACAACGTTATGGCGACGCTTGGCCACACGCAGGTAACCAAACAGCAGCTGAGCCCATGGCACCACAGCCGACACAGTGGGATACAAGGGGAACTTCAGCATGGGCAGCAGTTGACGCCAGCTCACGGCATTTGCACCTGGGCTGAGGTTCAAGATGTAGGCCTTGCTGGTGCCGGGAATGTCCCGGTTCAAGTCAACCCACACCGTGGATGCACCCGTGCGAGCCACGCGAACACACTGGCGGACATCGTCGGCTGCGGCTGTGCCGTTTTTGCGCGAGCGGTAGATGACGTAGCCAGTCTCGGAGCCAGTGGCGGACACCGTGATCGTCAGAGTCACTTTGTCGCCAGCTGCCACCGCAACCTGAGCCGACGCAACGCCAACCGATTGACCGGCAGCATTCACACCAGTGACAAAGTAGTAGTAGTTGCCAGCATGGGGGGCACCAAACATCGATGAAACATCAGCAGCCGCGACGCCAGCTGCAGCAGCAGGCGCAAAGTTGTTGGCTGCAGCCAAGGCGGCAAAGCTGATCTGGAACGGCTTTTGCTGAGCCTCGTCACGGATAAACACGTCCGGCTTGGTCTTGATGTTGCCCCAAGAGGTGCGAATACCAGCGACCGGCGCACCCAGCATGATGCTGTTGGGCTGGTTGTCCAAGGCGACGCGGAAAGCCGGATCCAGCCCGGTGTCAAAGTCAGCCTGGGCAAGCTGGCTCATGAACAGGTGCGAAGGCTTGCCGAAGTTGCCATAGGCAGACACAGTGGCGGCCGCTTTGTTGATCAGATTGATCGAGGAAAGCGATGCTGCTTGCGCGTCCAGCACGTGGTCACTGGAACCCAGGCCAACCATTTGCGCGGCGATACCGTCAAACTCGGTCGGGACGATGCTGGAGTCACCTTCGAAGGATAGATACTCGGCATCCGTCAGCAACTGCAGCGCGCCGTTTTGTTGTTCGGTGGCCTCAGCCTCCACAATGCTGTTTTGCAAGGTGGTCACAAAAGACACTTCACGACGGGTCATCAGGTACTTGACGGCCCCGGTGCGGCGAGCGTAGCTGCCGGTCGCATTGGAGATCGCGCCAGTTTCCGAGTTGGTCGAGCCACCCAGGAAGCCGCCGATGCCGTTTTGCTCGGTCCATTCATCAATGGTGGCCGTGGCGTTGGTCTTTTGCAGTTCATTGAACAGCGCAAAGTGCTCGTTTTCCTGAATGGTGGCCATCAGGGTCTTTTCCAGCGACTGAATGCGCAGAGCGCCGCCACCGGTCAAGGTTGAGACGTCGGTGCCATAACCGGCTTCGAGTGCTTTGCGCAGCTCGCCAACATCATTGAAGTTCATTTCACCGGTGACTGACTGGCCACCGGCAACGTTCGGGAGCATAGCGGGATTAATCATTTTGTTTCCTAAAGTTTTCCCAAAGATTGCGTTACTGGTTACCCATCACGCGGCTTACGATGTCCTCACGAATCGGGATACCCCGATTCAGAGAACCCTCTGCAATGGATACCTCCATCGCACTGATCCGGCCAGACTTCAAAGCACCCATGGCTTTCGCCATAAATTCCTTGCCATCCACGCCATCAGACTGCACAGACTTGGCCATGGTGGTGTCGGGCTTTTCAGTCACCGTCAGCACCGCCTTGCGGCCAACGCCTTGTTTGCTCATGTTCACCATTGCTTTTTGCAGGGTGTCGATCTGCTCGGATTGCGACTTCAGCAGGTCAGCGATAGATTCCAGGGACTTACCCAGGTGCTCGCGACGATCCGCCTCGGTTTCTTTTTCAGCCTCCAAGCCTCCAATACGCTCGTTGAGCGACTTGATGAGGTCTGTCGCGTCATAAGCTTTCACCGGAGCTCCATCGCCGCCAACGACCTGAAACGACTTGCCAAGGACTTCGTCGTCCTGGTCGTCCGCGTCGCCATCACCATCAGGAACACTCACGCCAGCAGCGTCAGCAGCAGAATCGTCTTCTTCGGAGGTTTCGCCGACTTGCTCGGTATCAACACCGGCATCCTTGGCAGCAGCGAGAACCTTGTCCTCTTCCGTTGCGGGTTGGGCCTTGGCCAGAACTTCCAGCTCGGCGGCCAGCTTTTCAAACTCAGAACTCATGTGGTTCTCCTTTTAAGGTCGGACATAAATCTTGCGGTCATCGCCAGGGCTTCACTTGGCTCCATCCCCAGGGAATCAGAAGCAAAATCAGCAATGGATTTCAGAACCTGCACATCTGAAAAGGTACCGTCACGACCTGCAACAACCTTGCGGCTTCGCAGACGGTTGATGGCGCGCGAGACGTGCTCGCAGAAATCGAAGTAGTTGGACACCCCGCCGTGAAGCGATTGCGTGCGCAGCGCCCCGCCGTCCGTAAGTGACGCGGAATCGGTTCCGTAGCCCGCCTCCAGGCCCTTGCTCAGGATGAAACAACCCAGGGACTTGCAGAAGGTGCCAACGGGGGCTGTGCCAACAACGCCCAGGTTTTGATTGACCGGCGTCCGGCTTAAAGCCACATTGACCCAGCGGACCTTCTTGACAACATTCACCTGGGCTTTTGTCAGCGGGTCGATTTCGACACCGCGCTCAAGGATGCTGCCGCCTACGCTTGGGTACCAGCGAGCGGGCGGAGAAATGGCCGTAAGCGACTCCCAGACCATGTTTGCGTTTTTCGCTAGGCGAGACTCGCCTTTGTAGAGCTGTGCCTTGACGAAAGTGCGCTTGTCATTGATGACGGCATCCACCGGGAAGCCAATTTCCGACTCGACACCTTCGGTGGTGCCTTTGCGCAGCAGAGACATGTGGTCCAGGTCAATGTTGCCATGGGCTTTGAAGATTGCAGCAGACTCGGCCAAGGCTTTTGCCAGCACGCGCTCGCCTTGTTGGTCGACGCCTTCGTTACTGGCCTCGAAGTAAATGATGCGATCGTCACCCTCGGTTGCTGGGGTGGCTTTGAGCATCAAATCGAATGAAACGTGGTCTTGCATGGCTGCAAGAATGGCGTCACGACCTCAAATCAAACTATCCTGTTGCAGGGAAATCATTCGCTTGCTGATGGCCCCGGCAACCCCAGTGTCATCCATCGAATCCATCGGGTCCAGCATCAGCTCGCGCAAGGCGTACTTTTTTTGCAACCGGCGAAGCGCTGTGCGCTCGGACTTGTGATCGGACGCCAGGGTGTAGACGCTGACGTTGTTCTTCTGGCCCAACCGGTGGATGCGCGCTGACCTTTGGCCGTGACCCATGGCGGTGTCAGGAATGTCGTGCTGGCACAGCCACTGGCCGCGCTGGAGGTTCAGCCCGACAGCACCAGCATCTGAGCAGACCATGATGTCGGCCTTGGCCTCGCCTGACTCAGGTTGGAACAGCGCCTTTTTGCTGGCTTTGTCTTTGGCCGAGTCGCTGCCCGTGATGCTTGCCACCTTGTGTCCCTTGGCCTCCAGCGCCTTGATAATCTGCGCCACGGCCGCCCGGTTGTGCGCAAAAACCACGCCCGGCTGACCTTTGTGCTTTTCAGCCAGCTCCAGCATCTTGTCGATTTTGGCATTGCCCTGCTCGGACGAGTTGATCACCCGCTTGACGGCTGACTCCTTCATGATTCCGGCCGATTCTGCAATACCCTTGGCGATCACCTCGTGCTGATCCTCCGGAGCTCCATCAAAAGACGACGGACTTAGCGCCTTGGCCGCCTCGATGTCCACCTTGCCGGAAGACTTGGCTGCCGCCAGCCTGGCCATGGTCTTATCAATCGCTTGTATTGCGCCGCGCTGGTGCTCGGACAGCGGCACGGTGACGTTCTGGTAGTCGGCTTTGACGTCCGGCGCTATGGTGTTGCTGATGCCGTACCTGGCGAGCTCCCGTTTAAGCCCGGCCTTGGCCCCCACGGTGTCACCGCCGTACTTGCGCATGAAGGACGCCCGGTCTCCGTACCGCTCGCGGTCCATTTTCGCCAGCACATCGTGAACCTCAGACGGGTCGTTTTTGGCAGGATCGCCAGACGAGTAGGCGTAGTACGGGGTGTTGTCCGACACCGCGTCGATCACGTTGGCCCGGGCCGAATTATCCTTTCCCGCCCGGTTGACGATCTGGTGCGCTTCGTCGACAAAAGTGGCACCAAAGTCCATTCCCTCTTTGTCCATGACCGACTTGGCCCAGGCTTTGCGCTCGTCAGGGCTCATGGCCGCCACTTGCTCGCTCATTTGGTCGGCAGTGATACCGGCGTGCTGGGCCCCCAAGTGCAGCATATCCGCGCGAAAGCTCTCGTGCGTGACCACATTGAAGTGGTTGCTGGCATCTTTGTACCCGGCAATCCGCTCGGCCTGCGACGCGCCAGGCTGGCAGTGCCACTTGAACTGACCCGCCTCCAGGGACCGGCCCGCCTCCGCGCCGTACTGGTCTTGCACGATGGATGGCACCAAGTGCAGCGCCCGCTTGATCTTGCCGGTTTTGATCAAGTGCGCCGTGGCCCCCAGCATCACGTTGGTCTTTCCAGAACCGGCACCGTAGGCCAGCATGATGCGCTTGTTGGCCTCCATGAGCTTGATCGCGCGCTGCTGCGGCGCATACTGCTTAGACATTGAGACGTTCCACAGCTTTGTCGGCTTGCCAGGCTTGAAGTTCTGACCAACCACCGACATCATCCCGGCAATTTTCTGCTCGGCGGCATGGCCCACGGTAAACCGCTCGTCGGCCCCGAGCTTGGGGGTTTCTGGCTTATCGTCGGAGCCAAACAGGTCGCCACCCAACTCTTCCGTGGAAAAGAACCCCATCTGAGCCTGCTCAAACGCCTGATTGGCCTCGGCCTGAGCCGCCATTTTGTCGGACACCGAGCCGCCAGCGTACTTGCCGTTGATGCGCTCACGCAGGGAGTCGATCAGCTCTTTCTCTTTGGCCTGGCGATCGGCCCGCGCTGCCGGATCCACCGCGTCCAGGTGGTTCAACGAGCCCTGGATGGTGGTCTTGCCAATTTTCAGCGGCGTCTTTGGGTTGAGCTTGTTGTGGGCATCCGCGAAGCCAGACACGACGTGCGAGCGCACCAGGTCCTGGGTAGCCGCAATAGCCGCCGTTGGACTACCCATGATGCCGACGTATTTATTCCAATCGAGCCCAGCCGCGTTGACCTTGCCAGACAGCTCGTCGTGCTTGGCCTTCCAGGCGTGCCAGTCCGGGTTGACCGATTCCTCGCCGAACATATCGGTGGACGATTTCTCGGGCTCATTCTTGACGTGGTCAGCCAAGTCGGACTTGAGCCCATCGGCCCCGGCGTCCTTCTTGCCGACGTTGGCCTCCCACCACTTGCGCAGGCCATTGCGCTCTTGTGGGGTCAGGTCGCCAATCGGTTTAAAGGCAGCCACACCCTCCGGCGTGTCGGAGAGAGCCCGGTGCAGGGCGTCCACCGATTTTTTGTCGACCTCGAAGTTTTGCCGGTGCAGCGGACTGGTGCCGGTGCCGTACTTGGATGCCACAAAGTCGTCGGCCATTTTCTCGAAAGATTCCTGCAGCGAGTCAATCGGCTTGAGCTTGCCGTCTTCACCCTTGAGCGGAGCCACAGAATCCAGGGCCGCGCGGTAGGATTTCTGATCGCCAGCCTTGGCAAAGAAGTCTGCCGATTGCACGTCGGCAAGAATGTCCTGAATGGACCCACCGTCCGCCACCCGGCCACCGATGTAATCGCGCAGTGAGTCCGCCAGGTCGGGCCCTGGTTGAAACGGCTGGGCCAGCTTGGGAGCTACACCAGGTTCTACTTTCATGGCCAGGTCGGGCCGATTGGCGAAGCCTTGTGGCAGCCAGCCGTCCTCGTCCATGTCGCCCCGGATGATTGCCAGGTTGCGCTTGATCTGCTGCAAGCCTTCAACATCGACCGGCTTGGCCAGGCGGTCCAACCCTTCCCCGTTGACCGTGGCCACCAGGTTACCGCCTACATCGTCTAGTTTGTAGTCGCCTGACTTAAGCCCGAGCGCGTGCAGTTGGGTGATAGCAGCTTTGGCATCCGTCTTACCCAAAGACACCTCAACCTTGTCGGCGGCACCCTGACGCAGCGCCATGACCAGCGCGGCATTGGCCTGCAGGTCGCCCGTGGCCTGGCCCAGAATACGCTTGGCCTCGTTGACCGCCTCACGGCGGGCATGGTTCAGCTCTTGCGCGTGCGCCAGGTCAAAGCCATCCTTGCCATCAGGCAACTCAATCTCGCTGGCCGCCT